TGTTCATAACATATCTGAGTATGAGATATTATTCCACGAAGGTTATTGAACTCGGAAGTGCTGCATTTCGTCAGCCTAATGCAAAGTCCCATTGCAGATTCATTCATGGTTATCGATTGGTTGGTAAATTTACGTTTACTTCTGATTCTCTTGACGGCAACAATTGGGTTGTTGACTTCGGAGACTTTGACGAATTGAAGGGATTCTTGCAGGAGAAGTTTGATCATACTCTCGTTCTTGCTAAGAATGACCCTGCTATGAAAGAGTTTGAGGCTCTTGAAAAGGCTGGAGCTGCCTCAATCGTTGTTATGGATGAAGGGGTTGGAATTGAGTTGTTTGCAAAGTATTGCTTTAATGCTGCAGATAGCTACGTGAAGCATAAGACTAGCGGTCGAGTTCGAGCTCATTCTGTTGAGGTGTTTGAGCATGAGAAGAACTCTGCTATTTATTCTGCTGAAACTGCTCAAGAATCTACAGCAGAAGTTGCTGATGAAGCTGAGGCTGCGCCTGCTAAAGGCAAAGGCAAGAAGGGTAAGACTGCTGAACCTGTCTGGGCTCCGCCTGCTAAGTCTGAAAAGCAGACTGAAGCCTTGGCTTATGACACAAATAAACCAGTTAGGGTTACCCCTAAGCAGACTGATGCTCCTCCGCAAGGGGTTCCAGTCGGTGGTAAGAATCGTCCTAGTACCTGGGACTTTGGTACTAAATGGGCTTGAACTTAAGAGTGATTCCTATATCATTAAATTATGAGTTCATTATTTCTCTCTGATGACTTTGTCTTTGAAACTATCGAAGGTGAAGGTCATTTGGTTGGTAAGCCAAGCATCTTCATGCGATTGGCAATGTGCAACTTGACTTGCATCGGGTTTAAGTCTCCTGATTCTCCGTTTGGTTGTGATAGCTATGTTAGCTGGTCTAAGAAGAATAAGCTAACCTTTGAAGAGATCTTTAAGATCTTTGAAGATAATGATTACCTAAATAAGTTGAAAGGCAATCATGTTCTTAAGATTACTGGTGGTGAACCTCTTATTCAGCAAAAGGCTTTGATTGAGTTTATTGAAGCCTTTTTCAGAAAGTTCGATTTCTATCCTGTTATTGATTTTGAAACTAACTGTACGATTAATCCTTCAAGTTTTTGGGAAAGTATAAATGCTACTTTTACTGTGTCTCCTAAGTTGTCTACTAACGGAGATCCAGAAGAGAAGAGATACGTTCCAGAGGTTATTGCTTACCACGCTAGTATCTACTCTTACTTTAAGTTTGTTGTGCAGAAAGATAGTGATGTTGAAGAGATTATCGAAAAGTATATCAAACCTTTTAGTATTACTGAAGATCAAATTTGGTTGATGCCTTGCTGTGGTTCTCGAGATGAGCATAATGCTGTTGCTCCTTGGGTAGCAGAGGTTTGCAAGAAGCATGGTTTTAACTTTAGTCCTCGATTGCAATTGGTCTTGTGGAATAAAGCTCTCAAGGTTTAAGGGCTTGAAAGTCTGATACATATAAATAACTAGATATATGAGCTTGTTTGATTTAAGCGTATGTCTAGTTATTTTTATTTCGTTGTTAATTTACATCTGGAAGGACACTAGTCTTATTCCAGATGTTCTTTCTTTTGTATCAATGGATCAAGTAGGCCTTGTGAGGAGATGGCGAAGAAATTTAAACAACATTGACTTCCCTTTGTTTTTAGAAACAGAATATAAAAATGTTATTACCAGTCTGCTGGCTTGCCCGTTTTGTATTTCTTTTTGGTCTTCAGTATTATTGTTCAGTATAAATATTATTCCAGACTTTTTTTATGTATCATTGTATTGGTATGGTATCTATATTTCATACTTATTAATTAAAAAGCTAGAACTATGAGCGAACATATTTTTAAAAACTTCAACGAGTTTTACGATTTTCTTAATACAAACAATACTCACTTTACAAGCACTAAGATACAAAGCTTCATGGGTGTTGTTAGTACTGCTAGAAAGACTAGCTGTGGTATGTGCAAGCGAAAGAACATTAATATAGCAGACGAGACATATAGAAATATGTTTACACTTCTTACACAGGAAGATAAACAAAAGATTAAATCTCTATTGAATGTTGGGTCTGTTAAGTTCTTTCAGGGAGAGTCACCAATGTTTAACTTTTAGTAGATTTATCAATACATGAACTATATAATAGTATCATGAGAATTGCCATTTCCGGTGCCCAGTGCATGGGCAAATCTACTCTGATTAAAGATTTTCTTGCTGAGTGGACTAACTATAAATCTCCAGAAAAGACATATAGAGATGTTTTAGTTGAAAAAGGTTTAACCCATAGCTCAAAAACTACTAAAGAATCCCAACAGGCTATTCTTGACTTTATGGTCAAGCAACTAGAAGGTACTCGCAAAAGTGATAGAATTGTATTTGATCGTTGTCCGCTAGATAATCTCGTGTATTCTATGTGGGCCTATCATCACAACGTTGGAGATATTGATTTTGACTTTATTAAGAAGTGTATCCCAGTTGTTCGTGATGCTCTAAAACATATTGATATTATTTTCTATATCCCAATTACAAGAGCAGCCAAGACTCCTGATATTCAAGAAGATGGTATGAGAGATGCTAACCCTTTTATGCGAGTTGAGATTGATAATCTCTTTAAGGTGTTTGCAATGGAAAATAGAGATAATCCAAAATCTAATTATTTTCATGCTGATGATCGACCACCTATTATTGAAACATACGGTGAGCGTAATGAACGTATTCAGATCATGAAGCTCTATCTTGATGCGGATGGAGACTCAATGGACCCTAATGCTAATATCTTTAACGATCCAAATCTCGGCATGGAAGATATTGAGGCCTTAGAAGCCTTGGCAAGACCTGAGCAAAAGAAACCTGAAAAAAATAAATAAAGAGACATATGAGCAAACTAACTGTAATTATACCTGCAGCTGGTAAGGGTAGTAGGTTAAAATTACCATATTCAAAAGAAATCCTTAGAGTCGATGAAGATTCTTCTCTAATTGATTTTTCGTTTAATTTTTTTAGAGATTACGGTAGAAAAGATGTAGAGTTTGTTATAGTTATAAACGAAAATAAACTAGATGTTGTAAATTATCTTTCCAAGTATAAAGATAGGTTTGATATTAGTTTTACTTTTCAAAACCCTAATGAGCAAGAATATACAGGTGCTATAAAAAGCGCAAAACATTTGTTTGGAGAACACAATGTTATATTACTACCCGACACATTAATGAAACTAGGTTTAGGGGTGGATTTATTTACATCTGTAGAAAATAGTCTTACAGAAACCGGATTCTCTTTTTTTTATAAAAGAGAACAGAACCCTGCTATGCTTAAAACAAAAGGTTCCCTTTATATTAATGAAAACAATATAATAGAACTATATGAAGATAAGCCGCAAGAAAAATTAGAGAGATTTAATGCTTTTTGGTGTAGTTTTGCGTTTAGAAAAAGAGCATTCGATCAAAGCATAACATTTATGGAAAAAAGTACCTTGAAGCAGCGGGTACTTTTAAACGAGATAAAAAGTACCCCTTTGTATTTAAGTAAGGGGATCGAAGTAGAGGATTATATTGATTTAGGTACTTGGCAAGAATTAAACAAGTATATAAAAAATGCATAAGAAATTAATCACTGATTGTGACGGTGTTTTACTTGACTGGTCTTTTGCTTTCGATGTATGGATGAGTGAGCGAGGCTATGAAAGATTACCTAACACCGACCACATTTTTTATCAAGGTGCTAGATATGGGCTACCTGAAGAGGTAGCCTTAGATTGTATATCAAGGTTTAATGAAAGTGGAGCAGTTGGTTTTCTTCCGCCTTTCCGAGATGCTCAAGAATTTGTAAAAAAATTAGCAGAAGATGGTTGGAGGTTTGAAGTTATCAGTTGTTTACATATTGACAAATACGCTCAAAGGTTAAGAGTAAACAATTTAAAACACCTATTTGGAGATGTGTTTGACTATATTAATTGTAGTTTAGATTTTAAAAAAAGTAAATTAGATTTTCTTAAAGTTCAGTACAAGGATAAAAATTATTTTTGGTTAGAGGATAGTGTTTCTCATGCAGAAAGCGGTAAACAAGTTGGGTTGCGAAGTATAATTATGGATCACCCATACAATAAAAACTGGACAGGGGATAGAGTTTATAATTGGGAGAGTTTATATACGTTTTTAAAAAAATAAACTAATATCTTTGGCGCGAACAAACTAAAAAGAATAAATAATTGTAGTGAACAAGTACGAAAAGAGATTTTTTACTCTTTTAGAAAAAACCACCCGCACCACTCCGCGAGGTGGTAAAGGTACTCTTAAAGCTAAAGCTACCAAGAAATTCGGTAAAGGCAAGATGACTTGTAGCAAGGCTAGAAAGCTAAAAACCAAAAAGGCTACTGCTCATACAAAAGCACAGTCTAATTGGTTTTTAAATTTTCATTGCAAAAAATAAATACTATGATGAAAGAATTCAATAACAACTTCAATAAATTACTCGAGAACTATGCCCCGTTAAGAACACAGTCTCGATTATTTTATCCAAGAAATCTAAAGTTGTCTGAAGAGTTTATTACAAGCTTCAAAAGCGAGTACAATAGACTTTTAAAAGAAGGAAATCATCCTAAAAAGATTATGGAAAAGATTTCCAAAGCTCTTAAGTTTCACATCAACGGTTAGACTTAAGTTCATTAAGCTTACCAACAATAAACTTTAAGATCTTACTTCTTTTAATATCATCTTCTGTGAGAGTGAAGGATTGAATGCCAACACTCTTACATTCCTCACTATTAAACTTAGCTACAACATTTCCGTAGCTCTTCTTATCTCTAATATCTACTTGGTTACTATCTCCGATAACAACAAGCTTTCCGTGTTCTCCAAGACGGGTTAGAACAATGATGAGCTGATCGAGTTCAGCATTTTGAGCCTCATCTAGCAATACAATCTTATCATGGAATGTAGTACCTCTCAAGAAGTTAAGAGGCTGAATATCTAAAGCGCTTTCAGATGCTAACTTAGTAATTGCAGCCTCTGAAATCATTTCGCTAAGCTTTTCCAAAAATGGGGCTCCAAACGGACCAATCTTCTCATGCAACTCTCCAGGTAATGAACCTAGTTTTTGACTAGAACATTCAGCAATGCTTCTCAAATAAAGAATGCTCTTGAAGCTCTTTCTTTGAACAAGTTTTAAGGCTGCTAATACAGCACAGTATGTCTTGGCTGAACCTGCTGGTCCATCAATAAAGATAAGCTTATTGTCTCTATCTAATATAGCATCTACAATCCGTTTGTGATTTTCAGAAAGCTCAAACTTCTCTGCTACATTAAATGTCTTTGGAGTTTTGGATGACATAATCAAAGATATATATGTATATTTAGTTGAAAATCCAAATTTTTACTTTAAAATAAAATGTATGTTCTTACTACATGAGGAAACTGACCCACCTATTATATGGGCTGAAAACTTTCTTCCAAGAGCTGTTGTTGATACTATCTATAAAGAAATGACTGATATCAAACAGTATTTTGGTACCCCTGTTTGGAAATTTGGAGATGGTGCAACAAGACAGCAAGATACTTCTACTGATTTTGAAACAACTAAGAATAATTTAAACCATCTTTGTTGGGGTAGTGATGTTTGGCTTCCTGATCATAACATTCCAGCTGGCTATGCATTAAACAACCTTGATAAGTTTTTCTTTCATCAAGGCATACTCAAGTTTATGGGTCAATGCAAGAGTAGAGAGTTTCAATTGGGTTCTCGATATGGTCTTAATGGAAGAACTCATATTATTAGCTACGGTAATGGTGATTATTATAATTGGCATTCTGATGATGGAATTTACGGTCTTTCAATTAAAGGTAAAGAAGTAGCTATGACACCTGTCTTTACCATGTCGTATACTCTTGTCAAAGATGAATCTCTACTTAAGGGTGGTAGCCAGCTGTTTATGCATGAGGGTAAATGTTATGAATACCCTCTTAAAAATAATTTCTTATGTATTTTTCCATCTAGATTACCGCATGCTTGCTCAGAAGTAATCTGTGATCCAGCTATGCCTTGGGAAAATAATCGGTTTAACCTCCAAATATGGACTTGTCAAGATGATAGAAACTAAAACAAAACAAAAAATCGGACTGGGTATTATTACCTGCAATCGACCTGTATTCCTTAAACAGGTTCTTAAAACAATACCTTTTAATAGGCTTGATGAGGTTGTTCTTGTAGACGATGGTAATGAGCCTTTACCATCAATAGTAGATACTCTGAATTTAACATACTTAAAGAATGAAAAGAATATTGGTGTAGGTCGTAGCAAAAATAAAGCTATGCTTCATTTGCTTAACCAAGATTGCACTGATATCTTTTTGCTTGAAGATGATATTTTTATTAAAGACTCTAACGTCTTTGATGAATATATTAAGGCGAGTAAAGATTCTGGCATTAAACACCTAATGTTTGGATATCACGGTCCAGCTAATAAGAAAGATAAAAAGCCAGACCCTCGCTGTGTAGTTGAATATAGTAAAACTAAACTAGCATTCAACCCTAATTGCGTAGGTGGCTTCTGTTACTATAGCAGGGATCTCCTAATGAGAATTGGTTTGTTTGATGAGACTTTTGTTAATGCTTGGGAACATGTAGAACACAGTTATAGAGCTGTTCTAAACGGGTATCTACCAGCCTATTGGTGGTGGCCTGATATTGTTAATTCAAGTGATTTTCTCGAAGAATTGGCTTGCTCAGAAAACGATTCTACTATTCGACCAAGATCAGATTGGAAAAAGAATATTCAAGATGGAGCCAATTATTTCAGCTTGATATATAAAGACTCTCCTGTATCTATTTCTGATACTAAGCAGGACATTGTTCTGCAAAGATTAAAGGCTATTAAGACTAAAACTCTATGGACGTCGATGTAATTATTCTTAGCAACACAACTACTAACGAGTTGTTTGATATTCTTAAACAAACTGTTGATTCTATTCATGATTCAGAACCAGAGCATAAATTTAACGTAATTGTTGTTGAATCTTGCAAAGAAGTTTCTTCTTTGTTTACTCACAAGCTTTCTGAAATAAGAGCAAAGTTTCTTATCCCACAAGTACCTAAATTTAATTACAATCTATACTTAAACATTGGTTTGAGAGAATGTAAAAACGATTTGGTGCTAATTACAAATAATGATGTTATTTATTACAAGGGTTGGTTTACTGCTATTGCAAAACAATTTGAAATTGATCCTGAGTTAATGTCTGTTAGCCCAATTGATCGTAAGTGGCACAGACATACCGAGTCTATCTTTAGCTCATTAAAAGAACTTCACATTGGAACAAGAACCTCTTACGAGTTTACTGGTTGGAGTTTTATTATTCGTAGAAAGTTATTTAATATTTTAGGTGGTTTTGATGAACGCTTTGCCTTTTATTATCAAGACAATGACTGGGTCGAGATGTATAACTCTTACAATGTGAAGCATGGCTTGTGTACAAGCTCTCATATACATCATTTGCTTAGTAAGTCTCATGGAACTATTAAAGCAGAAGATCGTAATTTATGTAGTATGGATTTTCAGCATGCTATCTTCAAAGAAAAATGGAATACTAGATTTGTTCCAAAGCCTTACAAGAGACTTAGTTTGCTAATTTGCACAGTGAATGGTAGAGAGAATTATCTTGAGCGCCTTAAAACAAGACTAAAACCTCAACTAACCCCAGAAGTAGAAATTCTTGTAGCAAAAGATAATAGAGAGCTAACTATTGGTAAGAAGCGTAACGACTTAATTCACAATGCATCAGGAGAGTATATAGCTTTTATTGATGATGATGATTGGGTTTCAGAAAAATATGTCGAAAAAATTCTCAAAGCAACTGACAGCAAGCCTGATGTTGTTGGTTTTAACAGTATTATTACTTTCAATGGTAAGACTCCTAGACGTGTTGAGATTACAATGAAGCATAAGAACTGGAGCCATAAAATGGGTACAATTGATGGATCAGCTCAACCTGTAACCTACTATCGTTGCCCCAACCATTTGTCCCCTGTTAAGAAATCTATTGCTCTGAATATTCTCTTTCCAGAGATGAACGATCAAGAAGATAGATTCTATTCATTGGCTATACCTTCATTTGCAGAGAATGAAGTTTATATTGACGATTATTTGTATTTCTATGACTGCAGAAATCCAAAGCGTGGGAATGTAGGAATATTAGAGCTGCTAGAAGAATTAAAACTTGAAAAGGTTTCAGTTGAACTCGCTGAAAAATATATTAGAATCAACGCATGATATTGAATAATATTCCGATCTACGATGGCAATCTCATTCATAAGCGCTTTGCCTATAAGTTCTTTCGAGATCGTACCTTGCCTATCGGCAACATTGTTGCATTCCGTGCACCGATGCATGTTGAAGCTGAGGGTATGATTGATACAGAAGATATTCTTAATAATGACTACATTTACAGTGATGACGCAGTTAACTTTTGCTGGGAAATTCCTAATATTGATGCTTTCGCGGCTGTTTCATTTCAGCGTCTCTTTAATACTCAGATTGCAAATATTCTTACTTCCATTATCAATAAACCTATTGAGGTTGATGGGGATGATTTGATTGTTCATGCTGAGCATAACCAGCATGGTATTATTCAACCCAAGGGTAAGGCTAGTGTGAGTATTACTCATTTGGTTAATGGTGCTGCTCTAGGTCATACCGCTATTAACGTTACTGCTGGTAAGAAGGCTCCTGCTTTTGCATTCTCGACTAACATGACTCATCAGCAAGTTGAAGAGTTTATGAAGAAGGTTGTTGAGATTTTTTATGCTATTACTGATGATATCTTTATTGCTACTAGTAAGGTTATCTAATGACGATTTTTGATATTATTACTAATATCACCACGTTAAAAAAGAAGACTGATATTTCTGTTGAAGAAGAGCGGGAGTATCAGTTTTTCCTTGTTAATAGGTGGTTGAGTATGCATAGTGGTGAAGTTGCTACTATTGTTAACGAAACATCTAATCGCTATTGGATGTGTTTGTCTAAGGATGAACAAAATAAGTTTCTTATTAATGTAATTCCTCGCATGCGATATAAGAAAATCGAATACATTAAAAAAGTAAAGAAAGAAAAGACTAAGGAGGATGAAAATCTGGAAATGCTTGCTCGCAATCTTGAATTATCTCAGCGAGAGATTAAAATGTACGCAGAGCATCTTGAAAAGTAACTAATAATAACTATATACAAATATGGTACCAACACTTCCTACTAATGTTCCTGTCCCAGTTCATATGCAAAAAACAAGCGCATTGAACTTTGACAAACATGCCAGTGATACATTCACTCTTATTGATGACTTTGAACTTGATAAGGTTCTTGATAATATTATTCTAGTTCGCTATGTTGATACACCTGACAGTAATCAAACTGTTATGAGAAACGGTATTCTAGTACCAATCGACCACACCAAGGCGGCCTGGAGAATTGGACAGATTATTCTTGCTGGTCCTGATTGCAAGAATGTTAAGGTTGATGATTACGTTTGCTTTCCAAATGATAAAGGCATTCCAGTATCAAACGTTGTTGTAAGAGGTCTTGGGAAGATTAAGCAGTCTATTTTCTTGGATGAGACTCGTATTTTCGGTGTTTGCTCTAAAGCAGAACAGCCAGCAGTTACAATGAGTTAATAAATAATTAGGTGAAAGTAAGCCTAAATCAGTTAAAACTTCTCTTACAGCAAAACGTAGTAGAACTTAAATTCGCCAGGCGCAGACCGCAGCCTGGCGAACCTCTTTTTAGAAGAATGCTTTGTACCAACAGCTATTCTCTCTTAAACAGCACAAAGGGTAGAGTTGCTCTTAACTACCGCCCACCACACCAGCAATTAGATTATAATCCAGAATTAAAAGGTTTAGTTGTTACCTGGGATATTTTTGAACAAGACTATAGACAAGTTAATGTAGCAGCCTGTCAAGTTGTAGCTACAATAAAGGCTAATGATGAATTTTGGCAATACTATAATGAGAAGCTAGCCTTTATGACAGAGAAGCAAAAAATTGACTTTATGCGCGTTTAGTGTAATTAATATTTGTGATAGATAGTCTTGTACTGGAGCAAAAATTACAGAAACACTTTCAAAAGAACATACAAATTCTTTTGAATGAAAAAGTATTGAGAACAGGTAAGTTTATCTTATTTGCTCCAAAAGAATACTATTTAGTTTTTTGTATCAATTCAAATAACAAGAACAAGTATTTGGAAATACCACTACCATTTAAAATAGTTGAAACTGCAGCTGGATTTTTATTCGACTATAAAGTAGAGCTTCTTACAGATGATATTACTCTGAAAATTAAAATAGATGAGTATTACAAACTTTATAAGTCTAAATACCTAAACAATAAGCTTGCTTTTCATTTCACGTGACGCTATACTCAACGTAGTGAAACAGAAAGACATCCTATCAGCATTTCCAAGTAACCACACCCCTCGAGCACAGCAGGCTGCTGTCTTAAAGAAGATTGAAAAGTTTCTTCGTGGAGATAAAAAGTTTCTTATTCTATGTGCGCCTACAGGCTCAGGTAAGTCTTATATTTCTCGCACTGTAGCTAACTTGACTGACTCTTGTAGCAAAGACTTTAAGCATTTGGTTGATTCGTATTCTATTTATCAGATGGATCAGTCTGGTGAATTCTCTAATCAAGAAGAAATTGATAAGCAACAACCTTTTGGTTCAATGGTATTGACAATTTCAAAGAATTTGCAGAACCAATACAAGGAGTTTTTTGATGATTCTGATATTTTAAAAGGTAAATCTAACTATCAATGTACAATTGATGAAACTAAGGATGTTGAAATTGCTCCTTGTGTTGTTGTTGGAAAGATTAAAGATGATTGCTGGAAAAAGTGTATTTGCCCGTACTATGAGGCTCGTAATCGAGTTGTTACTAGTAATTTTGGCATTCTTAATTATAGTATGTTTTTGGCTCTACCAGACCAACTGAAGCGTAAAGAGCTTTTGATTTGTGATGAGGCTGCAGAGCTTGAAGACGAATTGGTAAAGCGTTTCGGGTTTGATATTAGCTATGAGCGTTTGGCTCAGCTTGGAATTCATACTCAAAAGCTAGCTACTGATGTACCTAATCGAGTCATTGAATGGCTTACTAATCTATTGTGTGTTATTGAAGAACAAATCAAGATTCTAACTGAAAAGCGTAATAAGAAAGAGCTTTCTGATGCTCAGCAAAATAAGCTTCGTGGCTTGAATAATGTTGTGCACTCTGTTAAGACTGTTACTGGTCATTGGAATGATTGTAAGTATGTGATTGAGAAGTCTGCTACAGCTGTTAACTTCTCTCCGTTGAAGGTTGATAAGCTCTCAAGTCATATCTTTAATCATGGTGAGAAGATTATTCTGATGTCAGCAACTATTATTGATCCAGTTAATTTTGCTAAGAGTCTTGGCATTGAAGAGTATGAGTATGTTGAAATGCCTTCATCGTTTGATCCTAAGAAGGCTCCAATTTTTGTTCATACTAAGTATAAGCTAAATCATGCTAACCTTGAACAGAACCTACCTCATGTTTGCAATATTGCAAAAGAGCTAGTTGACAAGTATAAGAACGATAAAGGTATTATTCATACACATTCGTTTAAAATTACTGAATACGTTAAAGCTAAATTTGATGACTATGGTGATCGAATGCTTTACCGTCAATCAGGTAAAACTAACGAAGATATTGTTAAAGAGCATGTAGAGTCTGACAAGCCAACTGTTCTAGTATCTCCTTCACTTACTCATGGGGTTGATCTTAAGGATGAGCTAGCTCGCTTTCAGATTGTGTTGAAACTACCTTACTTGCCACTTGGCTCTAAGCGGGTAGAAACTCTCTTTAAGCTTGATCCTGAATGGTACGAGAATAAGATGCTAAGCAGTCTTGTTCAGGCTTGTGGTCGTGGTATCAGAACTGAAGAAGATCATTGTGATACTTATATCTTAGATGGGGCAATTAAGTTTGTGCTCATGAAGTGTAAGGATAAGCTACCTCAATACTTCATTCAGAGGTTTCAATAACATAATTAGCTAAAGCAGATGTAGTCATATACTGCTTCGCAAAACAGTATAGCTCTTCTAAGAGTTCGTCATACTCTTGAGGCGCTATACTGTTTTTTGCGTACTCATTTGTCTTTAAAATAAGTTTTTTTGGCCAATTAAATAAAATATTTTTTGGGCATTCTTCTAACCCTATAAAGTAGGGGATGCATTTGTTGCCTATAATTTCATAGTGTCTCAAGCAATCCCAACCACCCTTCTTAAATGTAGTACCGAAATACGATTTTTGGTAATCTTCGTAATAGCTTTGTTCTGTTTTAAAAATATAAGTTTCAGGTCTACCTGGATATACAGTAGAAAAGAGCTGTGTTTTGTTTGTTGAAGAGTCTGATTGTAAAATAGAATCTGGTATAGCCATTGCTATTGGTCTAATATCCGTTCTATCAATGAATAATTCTCTCTTAAAATAGATACCTTTATCTGCAACCGACTCAAGTATTAATTCATGATCATCTCCATCGATCATAATAATATCTTTTTTGCTATAGGTCTTTATAACGTCTTCAAAGTACATTTGATCTCTCCAAATAGAAGAATAGATAATTTTATCGTAAAAATGATTTTGAATTCTAAATTTAATTTCTTGTGCAAAATCTATAATAGGACCTCTTTTAATTTTACTACAAACTGTAAAGCCTGGAGCTTTAATATTGTCTTCCCATTTACTATTAACTATAAATTTATCATTCCAACCAATGCCAGATATTAAGTGAAAAGGAGCTGCATAAGTATATAGTTCAACATCTTGCTTATTAGCTAGCCCTATATAGAGCATGTTAGATAAATAGTCTGGTTGATTGAAGTTGTTGATAAATAGAACTTTCAACATATAAAAGCCTAAACTACTTATAAATATTTCTGTGAGAGATCAACCATTCTATTTTGAAATAAAAGATCTGATTACGCAGTTCGTAGCTGCCTTTAACTCTGTAGTTATTAATCGATATGACAAAGACAGAGTACCTGATGAGAAAAAACTTAGAGTTTCATACGTTTATTCACCAAAACAAAGAGTTATACAAGACTTAGTTAACAAGTCAATGCATTTAACTTTACCAGTAATTGCTGTAACAATTGGTGGTATTCAAAGAGATAGCTCAAGAGTATTCAATAAGATTTTAGGTTCTTTTTATGCTAACAATGGTGTTGGTACAACAGATTTTCTACCTCAACCAACCCCAATCAACATTAATGTTAACATGAGTATCTTGACCAAATATCAAACAGATATGGATCAGATACTAAGCAATTTCATACCATACAGTAACCCTTACGTAGTTATATCTTGGAAAATACCACCAGCTTTCGTGCAAGTACCTCAAGAGATAAGAACAGAGGTGTTATGGTCTGAGAGTATGAACATGTCCTATCCAACAGATATTGATAGTACAACTCCTTATAGAGTCTCAGCAGATACTAGCTTTACTATAAAAGGTTGGTTGTTTCCAAAAGATCAAGGGTCTGTTAATAATATTTTTGTAATTGACGCTAATTTCATACCTGTTTCTGGATTTGATGTATACTAAAAATGAGTTCTACAAACTACCCACCTTATAGTTCGAATCTAACCGAAACAATATACATTACAGCTGCATACGTTTCAGGTGGGGACACCTACTCATTACCTCCTAGTTCCAGTCTTACAGAGACCATTTATATAACATCTGATTATGTTTCAGGTGGAAATACATATACTTTACCAGCTAGTTCTAATTTAACTGAAACGATTTATATAACATCTGAATACGTTTCAGGTGGAAATACCTACTCTCTTCCAGCCAGTTCTAATCTTACAGAAACAATTTACATAACATCTGAATATGTTTCAGGTGGGGATATATACACTTTACCAGCAAGTTCTATATTAACTGAGACTGTAGTTATATCAGCTTTGCCATGTATTTCATATGTTCATTATTCAAGATATGGTAAGAGATCTACATTTAGAGATGTAACAATTACAGGTAACTTTTTATTCTTAGATGAAATTTATCTTAGCGCTACTGACAATTCGTTATTTTCTCCATTAACTACAGAGTATGTTAATTTCTTCTCTCCAGCAAATCTAGTTTCGTTAAGATACTTACCAACCACTGTTTATAATCTCTCTACAGCTTATCCAGCATTTTCGGCTGTAAGAGTAACAAACTTCGTTAAACTATCAAACAGTAAAGCTTTATTTACCCTACCACCTTTAAGTAATTTTAGTAGTGGTCAGACAATTAAGTTTATTACATTTAATAAGTCTGGATATTGTATTTCAGATGGTATTACAATATTTGATGTTAGTCCTGCGACACCTACACCAACACCCACTGTTACTACGACTCCTGGTATTCTTTCTCCTACCCCAACACCTACCCCAACTCAGTCTGTTACCTCTACAGGTACACCGACAATTACACCGACAAGCACCCCAGGGGTTACTCCAACTCAAACTACAACACCGACACCTACACCTACCCCTACATTAACTCCAGGATTAACACCAACCCTTGGACCTGCAATTATTATTACAGGTGTTGGTAACGACTTCTGTGTTTATGGTTGCTATACATTAGCATTTGTAGGCAGATTAACTTACTCTCTATACATTAACGGTGTATTATACCGTGTTACAGATGATGTGATACAATACACAAATAACACAGCTCCAACTTCTCACTTGACTTACTTACCATCTCTAAATGGTTGGTACTTGCAAGGTTTGACTCCTCAAGGGGTAATTAACTATGCTTATAAGCCAGGTGGTTTGGGTTACGACATTAATACCTCGTTTACTATTATGACTGGTGGTGGTTATATTAACTCTAATGTATTCCCATTCTGCTTTACTCCTTCTGCTTCACCTACCCCTTCAATAACAACTAGTAGTACCCCTACTCCTACACCAACACATTTGTAATAATAAAATTGAAATACATGTTCTAAACAATAAATAATTTTATGGCAATTGATGGTTCATCAAAAAACGACACAATGGGTCAAGTAATGAATATGATATATTCAAAGCTTCCTTACACATCCCCTTTGAATAATGTCGATCCGTTAGATGTAATTAACCCAAAATATAAATTGTTTTACGGAATGGGCTCAAATAAAGCCCAAATGTTGAACCGACAGGCTGTTTCAACACCAAAACTGGATACACACCCAATGGGTGGTATTACTATTGATAAGAACTATAGCCAGTTCATGTATGCTAACGTCGACTTTGATAAGACTCGTCGTTTGCTTGAATACAGAATCATGGCTCAGTTTGCTGAGGTAGCTGATGCTCTAGATGAAATTTGTGATTCATTTCTTAATAAAGATGAGCATAACGAGATAGTAAAGCTTAATTTACGTAACTTTCAACACGATGAAAAAGTTTCAACTATTATTAATAAAGAGCTACAAAAGTTCTTACAGAAGCTAGATCTTGAAAGCAAAGGTTGGGAGTATATTAGAATGCTCTTAATGGATGGTGAGTTATATTTCGAAAATGTTGTAAGTCAAAAAGAACCAGACAAAGGTATTCTTGGCTTTATTAACATTCCATGCGAACTAATCGATCCAGTATATGAAAATGTACAGAATCTTTTGATTAAAGGGTTTTTGCTCCGCAAACCTTTTGCTGGAAATTCAAAGACAGAGGCTAGCAAGAGACAATCTACTACTGGTAAATTTGAATTAATTCCAATGGAAAAGAACCAGATTATGTATATTAATTCTGGTATTTGGAATCAATCAAAGACTATTCGTGTACCATTCATTGAAAATGCTAGAAGAGCCTATCGTCAATTATCTTTGATTGAAGATTCTATTATCATTTATCGTTTAGTTAGAGCTCCTGAGAGATTGGTGTTTAATGTTGATGTTGGTGATATGCCTAAGCCAAAAGCTGAGGCTTACTTAAAGAAGTTGATGAATAACTTCTGGAGCAAAAAGAGCTATGATGCTTACAACGGCTCACCAGTTTTGACTTATAATCCACAATCAATGATGGATGCTTTCTGGTTTGCTAAGAGACAAGGTGGTGAAGGTACAACTGTTACAACATTAGCTGCAGGTCAGAATCTAGGCCAGTTAGATGACTTAAACTATTTTATTAAGAAGCTTTATAAGGCTCTTAAGGTACCTGTAACAAGACTTAACCCAGAAGATACTACTAATGATTCTGCAACTATCTTAAGAGAAGAGCTAAAGTTTGCTAACTTTATTATTAGATTGCAAAGAACATTTGCTGCTGGTTTACGTCCAGCCTTTATTACTCAGCTCAAGCTAAAAGGTTTGCTTGAAACCTATGATATTGCAGAGAGTGATGTTCAGCTTGAATTTGTACCACCAACAAATTATTACGAACTAAGACAGAACCAGATTCTTGAATTAAAATTTGCTAACTTCGGTCAAGTATCTTCTAATGAAATGTTCTCTACTTCTTTTGCCATGAAGAAGTACTTGGGTTGGTCTGATGTTGATATCAAGGCTAACAGAGAATGGTTAAAGAAAGATGCTGGATTGAAATGGGAGCTCGCTCAAATTGTTAACACAGGCCCTGATTGGGAACAAAAACAAGCCGAGCCTACCTCCGCTGAAGGTCAGATTGCTGGCTTTGGTGGTGGGGGTGGTGGTATGGGTGGTGGAGGAGCTCCTCCAGCCTTTACTCCTTTACCTGGCGCTGAGGGTGGAGAGGCTCCTGCTCCAGGTACTGCACCAGAAGGTGGAGCAGCTCCAACACCAGCTCCAGGCGCTGAAGCTTCTGCACTACCAACCTAATAATATATGTCAATACCTTGTAACCCAGTAGCATATTATCAAAATACCAATTTAGATACTAAGATTAATTCTTACAGTAGATTGGCTCAAAGAATTGGCTTTCAGCTCGGTGCTCCAGTACTAAAGCTTGAAGTTACTCAAGATATTGTATATGAGAACATTTCCATGGCTTGTGAATTGTTTACAAAGTATGCAGGCTATACTGAAGAGTTTCTTATTTTTGATAGCGCTTTATACGATCACTATGCTGGTGTAAAGCTTGATACATTGTTTACTATTACACCTTTGATGAGTGCTCTCTCAGCAAACTTTGACTATGATCTAGATAATTATAGAAAAGTCGTTGATGTATTCTCTTTGGATCAAGGTACTACAACTGGTACTAATACATTGTTTACTATTGAACAAACATTGGCTCAGCAAACCTACTTTAACTATGCTCTTGGTAACTACGGTTTTGATTTGGTAAGCTGGCACATTACTCAGATGTATATGAGCACAAGAGCGAAGACTCTTACTCAGTATTATTACTTCTATTTTGATCCAAGAACACAGTACCTAAAGATTTTACCGGACCCATCCGTACAAACAGTTTCTAGTCGTTGGTTTGGTTTAATTGGTTGTTATGTAGAACGTCAAATAAAATATATTGTCATGGAGCCTTGGGTACAGCAATACTCATTAGCACTTACAAAGATAGCAATTGGCCAAATAAGAGGTAAGTATGCCGGACAAAGTTTATTCGGAGGTGGTACTGTAAACTATAATGACATGTTGAGTCAAGGTTTAGCTGAGAAAGAAAAACTAGAAACTCAATTGTTTACAAAGTCTACAGCAGGTTTCGGAGATGCCGAACCTCCATTATTCTTTGTTGGATAATGTTTAAAGTTGGCCAATATAAAAAAGGAATTTATAAACCTGTAAACAGATCAAAATATCTTGGAACACAAGACCCTGTTTACAGGAGTAGCTATGAATTGTTTTTCTTTCGTTGGTGTGATAATAACCCTAAAGTTCTTGAATGGACTTCAGAAGCTGTAGTTATTCCATACAAATCACCGCTTGATAATAAATTTCACAAGTACTATGTAGACAATAGTATAGTTTACAAGATTAATGAAAATACTGTAAAGAAGTTTCTCGTTGAGATAAAGCCATCCAAGCAAACAGAGCCACCCAAACAGCACGGTAATAAAAAACAAAGTACTTATGTTACTGAGGCTACAACATATGCTAAGAATATGGCTAAGTGGGAAGCTGCTAAAAAATGGTGTGAGGGCAAAGATTTTGACTTCCTAATTTTGACAGAAAAACAGCTCTTTCCAAAAAAATCTTAAAAAATACTAACGTTTACTATAAATAATTTTATAATTATATGCCACACAGACTATTAGTTGAAACTCCTGATTTCGGCAGCTTTACTTATATTAAAGAGGAAAAGAATCTGCGCGACGGGAAAGGGCCAAGATTATACATCGAAGGGCCTTTCATGATGGCAAACGAGGTCAATAAAAATAGACGTCTATATGATTTAATGGAAATGGTCTCTGAAGTAAAGAGATATTCCGATGAGATGATTAAGTCAGGTAGAGCATTAGGAGAACTAAACCACCCAACCACTGTTGATATTGATCTAGCAAGAGCCTGTCACAGTGTCCAAAATTTAAGACAAGAAGGTAATTACTTTGTAGGAAAGTCCCTCGTTCTAAGTACTCCAATGGGTAAGATTGTACAAAATCTTATTGATGATGGAGTTACTCCTGGCGTCTCAACAAGATGTTTAGGTCAATTAGAACCAGACTCTATTAAAGAAGATGTAAATAGAGTAAAGAACATGAAGCTTGTTGCTATTGACGTAGTTGCAGATCCTTCATGTCCCAAAGCATTTGTTAACGGTATTCTAGAGTCTAAACAATGGATTTTAAGTGATACTGGTGATCTAGAAGAGGCTTATAATAAGTTTGAAAAGTCTATTGGTAACTTGCCTCGCAAAGATGTGGATAAATATTTGAGAGAGCAAGTATTAATTTTTATCAATAAGCTTAAATAATTATATGGAAACTCAACTTATTAAGTCATTTATTAAGCATGTTGGGGTAAAAAATTACTCTGAGGCTAATAAATATTTACAACAAGTCTTAGATAATAAGATTAAAAGCCGTATTAAAACTGCTTTGAACAAACCACTTTTTTAACATATGTCAGCTCTAATTGAAAAATTAAAGGAAGTTACCAAGGATATTCTTAGTGAGGAATCACTAAATCAAATTTCTGAGGCATTCGAGCAGCAAGTAAACAAGGCTGCTGAAGATCGTGCAAAATTGCAACTCGAGAGTTTATTGGTACAAATCGACGAAGATCACTCTGCCAAGGTAGAGAAGCTCGTTGAGGCTATTGACCGTAATCACTCTGAGAAGCTTTTGAAGGTTGTTGAAGCAATCAACGAGAACCATGCTGGTAAACTCAAGACTGTTGTACGCAAGTACGAGAAGGCTCTCAATGAGGATGCTGCATCATTCAAGCAATCTCTTGTTGAATCAATTTCCAACTATCTCGAGTCATACCTCGATGAGAACTTGCCAAAGACAGCCATTGAAGAGGCTGTACAAAACAGACGCTCTGCTCAAGTTCTAAACGAACTACGCAGCATGCTTTCTATCGATCTAGTACTCGGTAAAGAATCAATTCGCGAAGCCGTATTGGATGGTAAGCAAAAGATTGATGAAAGCTCCAAGATCATTGAGGCTCTTAAGGCTGATAACAAGCAGCTCAATGAATCTTACAATAGAGCAGTCTCTAATTTAATTTTTGAACAGAAGACAGCTGGTTTATCTGATAACAAGAAGGCATATTTGGCCAAGGTATTCAAGGGTAAGTCTGCTGAATTCATTAAAGAAAACTATGACTATACAAGCAAGATGTTTGAAAAGCAAGAAGCTAAGAACATCGAGACTCTAACCGAGCAAGCTGTATCACAGTCTGTTTCTAGAAATCTTGATCGCCCTGTAGTTGAAAATACTCAACAGGTAATCGAGGAAGGTACATCAGAAGCTTCTGATCACCCTCCATTGAAGTTGTACATGCAGGAGCTATCAAGACACTAAAATAAATTTCCATTGAGGCATAAGCCTGATTATGATTTGACATCATATAATGTCTAAAAATAAATAAACATATGAAAAATATCAGACCTTCACAGTCATATATTTCTCCAGATAGAGCTGGCGCTCTTCTTGAGAAGTGGTCACCTGTTCTTGATTTTAACAGCAAGAACGTGAGAAACATCGAAGACGATCACACACGTCTTAACACTGCCATTCTTCTTGAGAACCAAGAGAGATGGTGCATTGAAGAATCCGGCGCTAACGTTTCTGGATCTACTCAATCAGCTTTCGGTGGCGCATACGGTGCAGTAGGTGGTATGGGTGGTTACGGTGCAGCCGTAAACAACTCTACTGGCGATACGAATGCTGACTGGTATGCTACCGGTGATGCTCGTTTGCCAAAGATCCTCATTCCAATGATCCGCCGTACCTTCCCTGAGTTGATCACTAACGAAATCGTTGGTGTTCAGCCAATGAGCGGTCCAGTTGGTCTCGCCTTCGCTCTACGTTACAAGTACGACAATGACGTACTAGGTAGCCAGATCCCAGGCAAGTACAATGATGCTGCCTACGGCAACCCTGGACCTTACCCATGGCAGGCTGCTGCTGCTGGTGTAGTGAGCCCAGGTAACACTGGTACGTTCGGTGGTACCTATTCTGGTGAACTTGGTTACCAATACCTAGACACCCGTTTCACTGGTGCTTCTTCTGCTGAATTAGCAGCATATGAAAACAACACCAACTTCCAGATTATTGATTCTGATCAAGGTGTTGCTCAGTTGCTAGCCAACTACGAGTTCACTTCTCAGATCCCAACAGCTTCTATCTCCTTCGAGAAGACAGCCGTTGAAGCTGGTACCCGCAGACTAGCTGCTCGTTGGTCTGTTGAGTTGGAGCAGGACTTGAAGAACATGAACGGTATCGATATCGATGCTGAATTGACAAACGCCATGAGCTATGAGCTCCAGGCTGAAATCGATCGTGAAATGGTCATCAGAATGATCCAAGTCTGCTTGAAGTATGCTTCTTACGGTTCCGTAACAAGCTGGACAGCTTCTGCTGCTGACGGTCGCTGGTTGGCTGAGCGTAATCGCGACTTCTATCAGAAGTTGATCGTTGAAGCAAACAGAATTGCAGTTCGTAACCGCCGTGGTGCTGCTAACTTCATTATCGCTACTCCAAGAGTTTGCGCTATTCTCGAGGCTCTTCCTGAGTTCAGCTGGATGACTGTTGACGGTAACGTTAACACTCAACCAACAGGTGTTGCTAAGGTTGGTACAGTTGGTGGTCGTTTCCAAGTCTACCGCGATACTCGTACCGATGCTCAAAACCTAACAGGTCAACGTACCACAGTTGAGTACGCACTATTGGGTTATAAGGGACCAGAGTTCTATGACACTGGTATTATCTATTGTCCATACATCCCAGTAATGGTACAACGCACAATCGGTCCTAACGACTTCGCTCCTCGTGTTGGCTTGCTAACACGTTATGGTGTTGTCGATAACATCTTTGGTGCTAACTTGTACTATACATTGGTTGTTGTTAAGGGTCTTGGCATTGCCTTCACCCCAGCAACATCTGTTGTATACTTCTAATCTTAGAAGCAATAGTAGTTCAATAAAAAAGGCCGATCGAAAGATCGGCCTTTTCTTTGTTTACTGTCTGCCAGTTCGAATAAACGGCAAATACGGATCAATCATATCATTATCGATTAGATTAATATTCGATGCTCGAATAGGATTAATATCAATACCACCACGACGAACATAGAAGCAAAACACTAACAACTCTTCTGGTTCAAAATTATCCCAAAGTCGTTTATAGATAGCTTCACAAATCTCTTCATGGAAGTGACACTCATCACGGAATGAAACAATATACTTAAGCAGAGAAGTTTTATCAACAAGCTTATCAGACTTCAAGTAAATATACACATCACCCCAGTCAGGCTGACTAGTAACCTTACAGTTAGACTTCAATAGCTTAGAGTTAAAGTACTGCTTAACAGGCTTCTTAGTTACATCACTAATCTTCAAGAGCAAAGGATTCTCAGAGTAGCTAGTAAACTCTTCGTCAACACCATACATCACCTCATTCTCTAGAACAGGATAACCAGCAAGATTATCATTAACAACATACTGACTAGTCTTAAAGCAAGTAACAATTACATTAGTTTCAAGAAGATCAGAAAGGTCTTGACTAGCAGTCTCTTCGATGAACTCAATAGCATCTTCAACAGTATTGATATGAGCTCGCTTCTCCATATTAAAGGAGTTAAAGTAGAGCTTAATAGACTTTGACTCAACAATGTATTCAGAGTCACAGTTATACGTAACCTTAGCAATTACACTAACAGGGCACCCATTAGAAAGCAAAGTCGACACCTCAAAGGCATTCCAGATATCATATCCAACGAACGGAAGACTCTCGTTTTGAATACCAAGATAGGTACGATTGCGTTGACGAGGTTCACGAACAAGCAAAGACTTGTCGTAAGTAGCCTTATAGGCACTAGTCTTACCAAGATGTTTTGTAATGTCACTCATAATTTATTTTTGATTATTATAGCAGCCTTCACACAATTGTCCAGCAGATTCTGAATAATTATTTTGCTTCCGAATGGGCTTGCTAGCATCCAGATCAATCATAATATTGCAGTTGTTACATTGACTATACAACATTCCAATTTTCATAACTTCTATACGTTCTTCAACAGAGCCATTTAACGTACAGATATTATCATATTTATCGATAAATTCTGTATTATAGAGTTCAATAATTCTTTCTCGAAAACCACTACTAGTACTACGAACCCCGTCATCAACAAGTTTAACATCAGAAGGATTAGTATAGAAAATAACATCATATTTAGGAGTTAGTTCTTTAAACCAATATTCAGCAAAGTCCATTACTGTACGAGACACTTTATCTTGCTCATAAAAGTACTTTGTATAAATGTAACCATCTACAATGCAACGATCGAGCAAGATATCAGTAACATTCTCTTCACGTTGCTCATGCACCTTCATGTAGTTAATCAAATGATCTCCAATAATAAGAGACTGAGTCAAATCATAGTTTTTAGCATTATCATTAATAGAAACTCCTAATCGCTGAATACGACGAGTTACCTCAGTTACATATTCAAATCGATTAGGATACAATTCTTTTACCTTATTAAGCAAAGTAGTCTTACCAGTACTCTGAGCGCCAGTAAACGTAAACAGCTTTCTCATGCTTTGATTTTACTTGCCCCACACACCTTTATCAACTATTTTTGCAATCTTTCCGTAAAGAGAAAGATCCTCGAAAGCATCCATAACAGGTTCGTTCTGAGCAGACTTATTATTCTTAACCACAAGATTTAACAAACGCTGAACTTTATCATTGCATCTAAAGACGATAGAGCAGAGAGAAACTCTCTTACCATCTGCAGTAGTTGTGTCTTGACCAACCGAGATATTACCAGGGCCATAATCAAACTGCTTTTTACAGAATAGTCGAAACTCTTCTTTTTGCAAACGTCTCAGCTCTTGCATAGTCTCCGGGTAATGATGTTCACAATATTCAACTGAGTAATCATGATTTCTTACAAGTTCTCTATAATCAGTTGTAATTTTAGATTTCTCTATAAGCTTATCTCTCAAGAAATTTTCCCACAAATCAATAGAGTTCTTATGCAAGATGCTAATTGTATCATCAAGTGTCCCACCAATTGGAACTTCAACTTCAGCAAGAACCTCACCATCATCAACCTCTGCAGTAACCTTATGAATTACACAACCAGAAGTCTTATATGCGCCAAGCCAGGCCTTGCGCTGTGGATCTTTACCTTTGAGTTCAGGGTACTTAGTAATTAACCCAGGGTGCCCATTATAAATCTCATAAGTCTCACAAATCTTCTTTGGAATGATCCGCATGTATCCATGCAATGTAATAAACAAATCTGTACTCCAGAAAGAGTTTATTGCATTTGTATAATCTAATTCAGATGGATCGTTCTTAATATATTCAATCTTATCTAAGTTGTTCTGAATGTATTGAACTAATGCTAAATTACAATCATTTACATCATTACGATTAGTAACGATGAGATCAGGCCACCGTCCCAATCGATTGCTTAATTCAGCAATCTCGCTTCCTGACTTAGAGAAAAATGCTATCCATTTCTTCATAGTTTAAAATTTTCGAAGGAAGTTATCAGAGGGACGCCCAAGGATCTCCTTAAAGGCTCCAACATTGTACTCAACAAGATCCATTTGCTCATTGCTAACTTCAGAGTCAATAAGATCAGCCAACTTGGTACTCGGTTTAGTCTTCAATCCAAGATCACCGTTATACTTGAGATTATGCAAGGCTGCAACAACTGGGTTCGAAGTATCGACGGAGCGAATAGATGTTTGACCGATATAGGCCTTAAACTCCTTAGCCAATGAACAACCAAGCAAGTGATGAGGCTTCTTTGTATTCCAGATGCCACTATCCATAAGTTGCTGAATGAGTCGTTGACGTCCAGAGCACCAGAGCTCGAGCTTGTTATTAGTAGGAGACTCTCCAGTAACCAAATAATACGCATAATCGAACGAGATTGCAATATAGTCAGCATGTTCGTTCATGAACTGATAGCAATACTTAAGTTCTCGCCAGGTATTGCCTTGCACGACACCAATTTTAAGTCCAGGCAAGTCATTATACTTAGCAACGAAACTCTTCCAATTGCTAATAGTCTCTTCACAGTTCTGCAGAGAGTCAGGAACAATGTAATAAGTAGGTTCAATTTCTACAACCTTTTCAGCAAACTTATCAGAATCGAAAGCCTTACCAAGCTCGAAAATACTATTATCCAAGAGCAATTCTCGGTCATAGAGTTTACAAGACTGATAATATTTCTTATACTCCGGTTTCTGATCCAGTAGGTGTACCAGACAGTAGTCATAATCGTTAAAGTTTCGAGAATAATCAAGGAGCTTAATAGGTACTTCATGAGATACTTTAATATTCATCTCTGTCATTATAGTGTCAAAACTCAGAGAATCAAATAAATAATTTAAATGGCTGCATTAGAAAAGTTTAACCCTGTAAATTTTAGTAAGAATATTACTAAGACTATCAGCGCTGTTGATGAGAAGATTGGAAGAGTTACATCTGTTCCACAGTCTTTAACCGATCAACTCAACGCTAAGACTGGCATAAACATAGCTGCTCCTCCTTTGCCTCCGATTAATGCCAATGTAAAAGGTTTAGTTGGTTCAGTAAAGACATTAGTAAAGAATCCAAATGGGGTGGTTAAAGATGGCATAACCGCTGCCTCAGGTGCTGCTCGTACAAAATTAAATAATGTAGCAATCAACACTTTGGGTGGGGCTATTGGTGGAGCTGTTTCAGGTGATGGTGTGAGAGGCTCTATAGGTGGGTTTGTTAGAGGTGGTTCAGCTTCCTTAAAAGGGGCAGTTGTATCTACAGTTGGTGGAGCCAAATCAACTGTGTCTGGATTAGTATCAGGTAATACCATTCAAAATGGTGTAACAGGAGCTGTTGGAGCTGTAGGTAATTTTGCAAAATCCTCATTTGGTATTGCTACTGTTGCAGTAAGAGGTAGTTTGACTCAAATAAAAGGTACTTTAAGATTAGGTATTAAAAATTGTTTGCGTAGTGCTGTAAGTTCTTTACTTAGTAATATATCCTCTCCAAACATTCCATTTGGAGGCATAACACCTAGTATACCTAACGGTGTGAGTGTTAATGGTGTTATAACAAGTGCTGGTGCTGCTGGTGCTATTGAACTTAATAAGAAAATTAACAAGCATCTTAATGCAGAAATATCATTGCTGGGTACGTTAGATTTTAAAAGAAAGACTTTAACGACTTCTGTTACTGGAAGTTTAGATATAATAAAAGATGTTAAGAATACAAATTTTTATACAGCCAAGTTAACATCTGAAGTAAACAGTAATATTAATAAGATATGCAATACCTTATCCCCTAGAAATAAAAAGAAGCTTTCAAAGGGTGGCCCTATTGTGGATATGGTAGCTAATGTTGCTGCTGATAGTGTTGTAAACAATTTAGAGAATCAAGTTGTACAAGCCGCTAGCGGTTTCTCTGCTAAAGGACCAAAAGACTTTTTTAATTCTGTAACTGGCTTACCTTCTACTGTTAATAAGAGTGTGAATACAGCTACAAGTACTGTTGCTACTGCTGCTAGCAATACAGCAACTAGTGTTGTATCTGATGTTACTTCAGGTACAGCAAGAGCCTATAATAACATTAAAAATGCTATAAATAGCAATGTTCCGAAGCAAGGTTAATTAATATGAGATATTCTAACGCATTAGAAGGTAGCCCCAGTAGAAAACAACTACCGTATTATTACGGTCATTATCTCGGCATTGTTGTTCAGAACAATGATCCTCAAAAAAGAGGCAGAGTAAAGGTATGGGTGCCTCATATCTCTCAAACTGTTTATAGCAGCTTCAAGCAAGAGAATACAGATAAGAATTTTAGATTCATGGGTAACAACATTGAATCTTCTCTAACCTCAGTTAATGAGGAAATTAAAAGGTTATTACCTTGGGCTGAAGTAGCCTTGCCAGTTGTTAGCGGTGGTGCATCTGGCAAGTATTATAATTGGGATAGTAAAGCTTCTATATCAGATTCTAACAGAGTTGATACATCTATACCAACTTTATCTGCTAATTCAAAATACTCTCTTAACGTTGATGGTACTGGAGAGAAGTATGGCAGAATATATGAAATTAACGAATTACAACCATCAGATGCCTTTAGCAAAACATATAATACAAACACAGGAGTAATATCTACAGGTAACCCTAATAGAGTCAATCCATATACTCATTTATATAAACCACACACCTATTCAAATTGTACTAAAGGTCAATTTGCTATTCCTGATGTTGGAGCTCACGTTTGGGTATTCTTTAGAGAAGGTGATGCTAATTACCCAGTTGTATTCGCAGCTCACTACGGTACTCAGGATTGGTTAGGTGTTTATCAAGGCAATCTAGAAACTTACCCAGTAGACTATCCAGGAGATTACAACAATGTTAATCCAGCTGATACTCAGGGTTATACTCCAGATACTGAAACCTATAGAGGTAAAATGGTGCTAAACCAAAAGGGTGGTACTATAGAAGTAGTTAATACTGACAATAAAGAGGCTATAAGAATGACAGCCTATAATGGTTCATATAGAGAAATGAACAACCAGGCTACTATTGAACTTAACACTCAAAACAAACAAAATTTAACACTAGCAGATTCTTTTGAAACAACTCGAGGGTATAAGAATGAATACACTGAAAAAGATCATGATGAGATTATTAGAGGTGATCATTTTGAAAAGATAGGTAACTTTAACAAGTCAGCTATTCAACAATGGAAAGATATTGCTGAAGAAATTGCAGCAGTAAAGCAATTATTTGAAATACAGAGATGCAATCAAACAGGTTCATATAATAATTTGTTCCCATATACCTCCCCTCTACAAAACCAATCTGGTTCATATGCTAAATGCCCTGTTTGTTCAGCAGCTAACAGACCAGCTATATGGAGCAGAAGAGAAACATTCTCACTTTATATACCAGTTAATAGCACAGCAATTATTACAGCAACTAATCCAATGGGTGGTAATTGGACAACTGCTTATAATATGATTAACGACTCTAGCTTTAGTGTAAGACGAGCTACTGGTTATCTAGGTCAGAATATTATTGTTTACAATTACAATGTACCGTCTCAATTAATACAGCCACCAGCACAACCAAGAAACTTCTTGGGAAGTGGTCCATGCCCAGTATGTAACGGTACAGGTATTTCTCCTTCAACTCAAGATGGTATTTGGGCAGTAGAAGATAAGAAGGATGCTTTAAAGCTAAAGTTTGAATCTAAGATTAATGAGATTACAGCCTTAGAGAAACAAATGGGGTTAGGTGGATCCAAGATCATTCAAATTACTAAACATAAACTTGAAACTATTGGATTAGTAATGAACGATTTACCTAATATTAGATATGATAACACCGGTAAAATAACCAACAACGAGGTTATAGTTGCTGCTCAAGGTGTATATATAAGTCAAAAAGAATCTCCTATGATGGAGTATGTTAATGTAGAAGACTTGCCAGGTGGTACATATAATTTAAACGTTTGTAACAGATGGAATGTACTTGTTGGTTCAGGTGGGGTCGCTCTTAAATCCTATGGTCCAGTTGATATAGCTGGGTCAATTACAAACTTAACTGGAGAACAAGTTAACATTGCTTCTAATAATGAAGTTAATATTAATGCTAAAAAGAGACTATCTATCTCATCCGATATATTAGTATTAAGACAATCTCAAGGTAAACAGGTATTAGTTGATAGTAATCTAGGCATTACCCAAAATATTGTAGTAGCTGGAAGTGCTCACGTTGAAGGAGAACTTACTGTACAGCATATTACTGCTCCTATTGAGTTTCAGGAAACTGAAGAAGTGTTCTTAGAGGGATATGTTTTACCAAATGTTAACTATCGCGGGGTGTTAAACTGTGGTGGAGATCCTTGTAACTTTACTCTTTACTTTACTGAAAAGATTCCAGTTAATGTTGGAAGACATTCTCATCAATTCAGAAATCTGCCATTAACATTAATGGCATCTGCAGATGATGTAAGAACATTAGGCAGAGAGAATACAATGCCTACTGCTGCAACTGCTGCTTACCCTCCTGTGAACGAGAAGAAGAATGCAATATCGATTGAAAATGGTCAGCAGAGAATTCTGAGCTAAGATCATAAAAACTCCATTCAATATTAGCTTGATCAAGCAACACTAAGCCACTTGTATTTCGATAAAAGTGGCAATGTACTACTCTCTTTATACCAGCCTGGATAATAAGCTTACTACATTCAAAGCACGGAGAGCAAGTAACATATAAGGTGGCACCATCAGAAGAATTATTAGATTTAGCTAGTTTAGTAATGGCGTTACTCTCCGCATGAAGAACAATTGATTTTGTTACTAGCTCTCCATTAACTTCTTCTTCACAATTGTTATCAAACCCTTTAGGAGTACCATTATAACCATCAGAGATTATCTGGCCACTTTTAACAATTAGACAGCCAACCTTGCGTCGACGAGCTGTAGATAGTCTAGCCCACTCTACACACATACGCAAGTATGCCTTGTCAATATCTTTCTGTGAGGCCATATTATTCCCAAGGAAACTTAACCCAAGTGTCAGTATGCACACTCATTGCAAAATAATCAGGCATGAATGTTGTCTTTGGCTTTACAACTAAAGATGCAGTATCGCAAATAATTTCTTCTTTTTTCAAGTAGGCATTCTTGATATAGTTAAAAGATTTGCCAGAGTCGCTTATGTCGTCAACAAGTAAACATAAGCCTTGTTGTTGTAAAATATACAACCTCTTATTAATTTCAGACCAGAGAGTAACATTCTTAAAGTCTTTATTTTCGTAAGACTCTAATCCAACTGACATGGTCTTTAGCTTAAGTCTTTTGGCAATTAATGTAGCAGGAATAAGACCGCCATTTGCAATTCCAACAACATAGTCATATTTCTTGTTACCGATTCTATTAATAATAATGTTTACACCCTGTTCAACATCAGCCCAGGTAAGATTTAATTCATCGTTCATTTTAAGCGGGACTTTTTAATTTTAACAATTGTATTATCAGTCCCGCTCTTTTTCAACAGTTTAACTAAAACTTTTAAATCTTTCTGAATATCCTTGAACTCCTTTTCAGGGTAGGTTGTTTTTGCGTGTTTATAAATTTCAATTATAAAGTCTGCATCAACTGGCCTACCCTCTTTTAGATAAGCATCAATTTTTTTATTGATATCCATTACCAAGTAGTTATTATAAATCGCCTAGAACTCCAGTTTCGGGATTCTCTCTTGGCCCCATGCCCTTTAATATATCCTCAACTGAATCATCTCCAGTCTTTGAAACTCCTCTGCCAGAATCTTCATCATCACCAGTCTTGGCTAAAATACCTTTCTTCACAAGAGAATCTAATAGATCTCTGATTTCGTTTTCTTTGTTTCTGAGCTTAATTGAGTTTTTAAGCATCTTTACAATATCAATGCCACTTGTTTCAGGTTCAACATAATCAAGAGCATACTTCTCTAATGGGCTTAGATTTTCTTTATCAGATGTCTCATCAACAGAATATACTGCTGTTGGTTCAAACTTATCACCTTTGACTAAACCTATCTCACCAACTTCTACTTGAGTCTCTTCTTGCTTTTCCTTGGTATCATCCAAATCATCTTGTACCTTAGCCTCTACTTCATTTGAAACGTCCTGAGTAATGTCAGCTACTGTTTGAGGTAGCTCATCTTTTTCAACA